ATGATTGATCCTTATTACGATAATGTGGTTTTGATGTTGCCTTTTGATCAGGATGGTCCCGGTGGGCAGGGAAGTCTTGATTATTCAAAATATAACCAACGCTTAGTTTGGAAAGGCGATGCGCGATTAAGCACCGCACAAAGCGAATACGGAGAAAAAGCACTGATGTGCCCAGGTGGTGACTCGGACATAGTTACTGTTTTGGAATCTGCATCACTCAATATAAGCAGTTGCGATTTTACTATCGAATTTTTGTTCTATGCTACAGCGCTTAAATATTACTCAAGGCTAGTAAATATTAACTCTACTTGGTCAGCGGGTGCAGCAGGTTTTAACTGGAACTCAAGTTCAGATAATATAAATTTTGCGGTTTTCAACATTTTAAACCCTGTGGTAAGGACATTAATACCCCCCTCTATGAATGCTAGACATCATATCGCTGTTACCCGATTGGGTTCTTTATTTACAATGTGGTTAGACGGTGTAGCCCAAACAACAGCCACAGATTCCAGGCCAATGTTTTCAACGGAAACACCCTACATAACCATAGGCAATGGTGATGTCTCCGTGGGCGTGTTTACTCCGTTCGCCGGTTATATTAAAGATTTACGAATTACCTCCGGGATAGCCCGCTACACCGCTAATTTTACCCCACCAACGGCGCTGAAAGCAGATTACCCGGCCCCTGTTTTCACACCCAGGCTAATCAGCCCATTCAACAAGGCGCTTCGGCCTGATCAAAATGCTGATTGGGGCGGGCCTAAAACAGTATCCGGAACGGTAAAAATAGGCGCTGTTCTAGTCAAACGCCGGGTGCGTTTATACGAAGCCAATACCGGCGTGTTAATCCGCGAACAATGGTCTCAAATAGACGGGACTTACAGCTTCACCGGCTTGCGGGCGGATATTGATTATACCGTTACTAGCACCGACTACGCAGCTGCTTACAATGATGTTATCGCCGCGCGTATCAGGGCGGTGTAGGTTGGGTTAGCGATAGCGTAACCCAACAATCCTGCCACGACTTGGCCAAAAACTCTTCGACTTCGTTCAGGACAAACCTATGACCGCCACTAAATTTTCCCCAATTTTACGCAATACCCGCAGCCAGGCGATTGCCGATGCCATCGGCGCAGGCACGGGACCGGGCACGATGAGCTTTTATACCTTGCCAAGAACACCGCTAGCGGGCGCGGCTATCACCACGCAAACACTGTTGGCGACTGTGACTTGCTCGGATCCCGCCGGGACGGTTAGTAATGGCGTGTTAACTTTTGCATCAATAGCCGATGACATCCTGGCTGATAATACCGGCAATGCCGGTTGGATGCGCGTTCTGGATAGCAATGGCGCATGGGTGGTGGATATGGATGTGACTGATGAGGTAGGCGCAGGGCCGGTCAAAATGCCATCAACGCAAATTTACGCGGGGGGGATTGTGCACTATTCCAGTTTGGTGATTACGGAAGGGAATTAATATGGTACTAGATTAGTATTATATTAGTATTATATTAATACTTTTTTAGTATTTATTTAATACTATATATAAATATGCCCAACTTGATTTTTCAGGGTTTATACACGCCACTGTCAGGTAATGCGGTTGAGCTTAACTTTGACCCAACGCCTGCCGGTTATTTGATTTTTCAGGGTTTATACACGCCACTGTCAGGTAATGCGGTTGAGCTTAACTTTGACCCAACGCCTGCCGGTTATGCTGAAGCCGGTTGTGCTTTTACTACCGATCAAGTCAGTATTGCCGGAACTGCCGCCTGTTCGATTCCCGTTTCAGCAACTTTTACGCTTGATGATGCCGGTATTGCAGGTCAAGCCTGTGTCATTTACCTGGCCAATGCGGCTTTTACATTGAGTGATGTCGACATAGCCGGTGAAGCACGCTTTGAAGCAGGCGTATTCCGGGGCATTGAGGCAAGCCGTATAAGCGTTGATAATTCAGGCCATAATGCTTATTTGCAAACTACCGGGCAATTTTTACAAGGCGCGCATCACTATTCAGAATTAAAAAGCGCGATAGAACCCGCCGGTCTGCTCTATAGCGAAGATCAATTCGGCTGGACCGATGTGCCGCATCAACATAAACCGGTGGCGTTAGCCTGGGCCGTTGCCGAACCGTTAGCGCAGCAATATCAAGCCGATTACAGCGCCTCGCCTGCAAAGCACTTGGGCCGCTTTACTGTCTGGGCGCAAGCCGACACCTTGCAAACCAAGCGCTCAAGCGCCTATATCGCCCCCGCCGCCAAACCCAAAGCCTGGCTTTACGGTTACGGCGAAGGCTTGACACGCTCACATGCCTGGCTATCGCTTTATGGAATAGCGACAGACACTAACCGCCGGAAAAGCAGCTTATGGGACCAAGGCACGCCGCACAGTTGGCTTTGGGGTGGTTGGCATTATCCGCCGATACCCCAGCCGCCGCCTTATACCGCATCGCCCGACCTGGTATTTTACCAGTTTGAGCCGGACTTTACCGGCGGGGCCATTCTGGTTTTTGGCCGTCCGTGTTACGCCTGGCTGTTATCAGATACTCACATAACCATTTCAAAAGGAGCCATTATCGTGCTGCATACCATTAACGTAAAACGCACATCCGATAATGTTGAAATCCCGGTATTATCGGCGGCGTTAAAATTCGATGTTGACAGTTGGGCCTGGGGCGTAACGCTCAACCTGAAAACGCCGGAAACCATGTCCTTGCTGGAATCAGTCAATGGCGAACCACGTGAAATTCAGATTGAACTGGACGGCATTTATATAACCGCCCTGATTGAAGAATGGGGCGAGACCCGCGTATTCGGCGAGCATACTTACACCGCGTCAGGGCGTTCATCCCTGGCTTTGTTCGCCTATCCTTACGCGCCGCTGCGCTCCCATCTGGAAGCAACTGAGAAAACCGCCGCGCAGTTGATCGATTATGAATTGCTGAATACCGGCTGGAGCGCGGCCTACCATGCCAGCCTGGCGCAGTTGTTTACCATCGATTGGCTGATACCCGGCGGCGCGTGGTCATACCAGAACAAAGCGCCCATTGATGCCGTTGTACAGATAGCACGGACCGTTGGCGCGCGTGCTTATGCGGATCGTAACGCCAAACTGGTACACATCGCGCCGCGTTATCCGATTAATCCGTGGGATTGGAACGCCGCCGCGCTTGATCAAACCATCCCGCTCAGTCTGGTGCGGTCATTATCAACGCAACTAAACCCGCAACCGGCTTATAATCACGTCATCGTCTCCGGACAAAGCCACGGCGTCACCGTATCCGCCACTGTTACCGGCAGCGGCGGCACTGTCAGCGCGCCGATGATCACCGACAACCTGATTACTTATGTAAATGCTGGACGCGAAAGGGCGCGTAACGTGCTGTCGAATACCGGCAGGCAGGCGCGGGTAACGCTGGACCTGCCCTTGAACGAGACCACCGGATTGCTGGAACCCGGCCAGTTAATCGAGGTAGCGGACACTATTCCCTGGCGTGGCCTGGTGACGGGCATTAACATCAATGCCGCTCATGGCGTGGTTAGCCAGTCGGTAGAGCTGGAGAGGCATTATTGATTGATGGATGAATGGGAGCGACGAATGAAATGCGAAATTGATAAAACCTTTAAAAAGGGAATTATTGGAAATAATATTTGCCAAGTAATTTGGTTTGGCAAAAGGTGGATGATTGAAATTTATAAGTTTAGGGTAATTGGTATTGGATGGAGAATAGGATTTTCCAAAAATAAATAAATAGAGCTTCGAGGACATTATTGATGTGTACTTGCGCGGAAGATATAGATAAATTGCTTGCTGAAAAGAACTTGCGATTAGTTTTTGCAACCCTGATAACGAAAAATATGGATATAACAGCTAAGCTATGCGTAGCGACAGAAAAAATTGACACCAAAATCAGGAAAAATCCGCCTTTGGTAACAGTTTCGTTTTGTCCGTTTTGCGGTGAAAAAATATGAACCTCTACCAGCAATTTCAGGCATTGATCCCGAAAGCCTCGCAAATCGTCGCCACCGTGCAACTTGAACATGCCGATGGCACCACGACTTGTTTAACGCTGGATAGTCAGAGTATTCGCGTGCGCGGCGTCAATGGCCGCGCCGCCGGGGCAAAGGTTTTGATTGCCATTGACCCGGCGCTGGGATCTTCGATTATTGGCGATGCGCCGGATTTGCCGGGTTATACGGTGGATATTTGATTTATGTAGGTTGGGTTAGGCGATAGCGAAACCCAACATTACCCTTGATGCGTTGGGTTACGCTATCGCCTAACCCAACCTACGTGCTGTTTTTTAGTTTATTTATCCAATACCCATTTTTGAATTCGATCAAAATCACTACCATCGATAATGCCTGTATCAGTTAA